GATCAGTCTCGCCAAGTAACTTGATGTGTGATACCCTTTTTGTTCGTCATATAGATACCAGTTATCGAAATCGGTTATTGGATCATACGGATTATCGATCGTTGTTAATGCAACAGCCATCGAGAACCTCCAAAATATAAACTATAAAGCTAGCACAAACATAAACAATGTAGTATTTGTAGTAGAACAAGAATGTAACTTGTACTACAGTTAGTCGAATCATTGCTTTAGTGTGGTAGAATATAGATCTATAGCCTTAAATATACCTTGAAATATAAACTATTGTGTTCCTTTAGCTACGGATTAGAATATAAACCTTGATAGTCGACCAAATATAGGTACATAATCAAGCAAAATATAATCCAATTGAGTAATGATGACATCTAAAAATATACTTTTCTAATCAAATATACGCATACAGACTTGAAAAATATAATCAATGTGCGCTTAGATACCACTGGTTCTAGTAAAATATAATTCAAAGGTATTGAAAATATAATCTAAAGCCGCTACAAATATAATCTTACGCTAAAATATACTCTTATGGTTAGTCCAAAATATAATTATGCCATGCTAAAATATAATAATCGAAGAATATACTATAATATAACAAGCATAAATATAAACTAAGCCAACTAAAATATAATTTAAAGCCTTTGTAGAAGGCTAGAGAATACTTATATATGCTTTAGGCACCACATAAATATAAACTAGCCTTCATACAAATATACTATTCATTAAGAACCTTAGATATAGTACTGGTTGAGACGCCCAAACTGTCGGCAATCTCCGCCAAAGTATATCCATTTGACTCTAACATCTTAGCTCTTGCTCTCTTAGCATCAGATATACCTCTCGATTCCCTAGGCATTGATCGTTGCTTTAGAATATCAATGTCGGAATTCTGAATTATCTGTGATAGCTTGTTTGTAGATATAGCTCCAGATTGGATTGCTTCCCACTCTCGATCAGTAATATCAACCAAACGAGCTTTCTTACTAGCTCCAGTTTGAAGTCTAGCTTGAGTTAGTGCCTGATTCTTAAGTTTCTTAATATCATCTTTATCCATGTCTGGATTGTTCTGACGAACCAGTTTAACTCGTTCATTAGCTAATAACTGAGCTTTTCGCTCTAGTGGTCGATTCTTCAAAGCAATATTAAGTTTAGCATTAAGAGAGTCAACTTCTTGACGGTACTTAGCTTTTGCCTCTGGAGAATATGGGATTGGTTTAGTGGTCAGACTTGTCTTTCTAGCACTATTTGCTAACGCCTTCAATTTATTAGCATGATCAGCATATGTATTCTCCATTGCCGTGCCGGATGATAGAGAATATGCATCTTCTGTTTCATACATCTTTGAAGACTTTTGAAGTCTGACTACCTGTTTACCATTCTTCTCATAGGTTTCACCAGTTTCGGTAAATATCTTTCTACCGGTTTCTGGATCTACTTTGTATCCATCTTTTCGCTTAGGTACTCTCTTGTCACCTTTTGCTCTAGAAATAAGAGTGGAAGCACCAGCATTAGAAGCTCCTTGGTACTTCGCTTTCAGATTTGCAATGCCATTGTCAAGATATGATTGTCGCCAGTTCAAATTATGCTTCTCAGCATCAATAACAACCATTGAATGTCTAACGGCAGCAGCAATATCATCAGCGGGGGCACCTTTGATAGTCATGTCAGTAATAAGATTGGAAATATCACCCATCTTACCCTGTTTATCGAATCCAGAGCCCTTTTCGCCAGGCTTTGGCATTCCAGGATATCCAGGATATGCTACTTTAGGATCAAAATTCTTTAAACCTTTAAGTGGGGCCGAAGTTTTAATCTTTACTTTACCGACAGGAATAACAAGAACGGTGTCGCCATCAAAATCCGCGCCAGATAAGCGCTCAGCAACCCTAGGATTTATACCAACAGCATCCTGTGCGTTACCAATAAGACCTTTTGCTTTCTTGTTACTCTTGTTGTTGACAACCAGCTCAGGAATTTCGAATGTTCCACCATGAGGATATCGAATAAGTACGACTTTTTCACCATTACGATATGACGGGGCGTAAATCTCCGAATCTTTCATCTCAGGGAATGGTAAAATAACCTTTGAAGCTTGTCTTGGTAGTCCCGCAGCTTTCAAATGGACTGCTGATGAGTCACAATTATCGGCAAATTTATCAAGAAGGCACTTTTTAATAACTGGATTCTTTAAAGAGCAAATCTCATCGAATTCTTCTTTCTTAATATCATAAGCAAGTTTTAGCTGTTTCTTAGCGAGAGCTGTGCTCTGTTTGGATAACATCTGAGAAGATAAGGTCTTCTTCCATGTGTTCCAATCGCCTTCCTCGTTTACAATATTAAGAGCAGACAAATGTTCTTTGCCATCTTTACCAATATATGTCTTCTGCCTAATTGTAGCACCGAATGGGTTCTCTGGATCGTCTTTCATCTTCTTAAAAACGTCCATCTTTGGTGTCGAGGAGTTTTTGTTAGTATTAAATATGACGTCATACCCTTTTGGAATATCATCTGAGTACATTGCCATGCCTTTTAGATAATGAGTGCCGTCGACTGCAACTCGTACCTGAGCATAGCGAGCAGCTCCCAAATCTAAATCTTTAACTCCTCTACGAAGCTCAATAACACCATCTTTATCAGATCCACCTTGATCTCCGTAATTTACCAAAATACGCTTAGAAGATATAGAAGATGGTGGCTTAATACCGACAACTGTCTGTCCAAGATCCTCAGAATAAAATCCAGGGGATGTTACTTTTGACTGATTATCTTTAACTTCTTTATATGTGACATCTGGAGCTGCCAAAACCTTAATCGATGTAAATTTACCAGTTCCAAGTTGCTCAACTTTAAGATAATGATAAGTATAACCTTTTGCTCTTAGCTGTTCTACAGCATTATCCAAAGTATTACGACTTACACCGATTTGGTTTTCGACTCCGCCACCGACATCAATATACTTTTTAGATGCAATTTCTTTCTCTAGCATCTCGGCTGTGTTGGTAGAGGCATTCTTCCTCATAGAAATGGCTGGGTCTAGCAAACTTCTAACACTAGACTCATTAATTCCCATTCGTCTGCCGATTTCGCTATTAGAATATCCCTTGTCCTTTAGCCTAAGGGCCATCGCAGCTTTTGCAGCTCTTACTTCATTATGGGCATTAGATTTATATGCCCTAAGCTGTTTTGTTTGAAGTCCAAAATATTCAGCAATTTGCTTCTCGTTAAAGCCATCTTTTTCCAGAACATCAACAGTAGATAGAAAATCAGAAGCGTTCCTGGATTTCTTTGCGCCTGATCCCCAAGGATATCGACCAGAACGGCGTTTGATGCCGTAGTGATATAGTTCATCAGTCATCTGCTTCTTTCATCTCCTCTATCAACTTGTCGAATCTTATAATTTTGTCCATGATGTGGAATATACGATCTGGTTCTGGTTCATTAACCAAAATATCATTCTTTTGATAGATGCGTAATTCCATACCAATCTTGTTTGGCTTTATGTCATACTCTAAGCAAAATAAAGCCGCATAGATTTCCAACTGATCCATTGACACACGAGTAACTCCAGTTTTAAGATCATGAATCCTTAAGAAATTATCTCTGAAAGAAATGGAATCAGCTGTACCAAATGCGTTTGGTGAATAGAATAAGACAACCTCTGGCGACATACGATATCCAATCGCATCGTTAACATACTGATTGAATGTCTTGTTGTCATTCGGCATCTTAATCTTCAAAGAAATATGCTCTGCCGCAAGTGCATGAATTCTGGTTCCAAGTTGCGCTGCTTGTACTGTAGAATATCGATTGATCAACTTTGCATCGTCATAGTTCAACCATGAATGCTGACTAGCACTCAAAAATGAATGAGCACCCTCAAAGTTTAAATGCTTGTTGAAGTTCATCTAACACCTCATCCTTGTTCTCAGGATAAATAAACCTTGCAAACGACATTGTGTCAAACATGTCAACGTAATAATCCTGATTTGGTCTATGGGAAGATGATGCACTTCGCTTACACTCTAATTTTGCCCACTTGTCTTTAAAAAATATAGTGATGTCCGGAGTTCCTTGTCTGTACCCAGGATCTGATCGCTCAATATAGCATCCGGGGAACAATGACTCTAACTCTTTCACCAACTCTCTTTGAAATTTACTTTCTAAATCAGGCATAGCAAAATCTCCTTCGGCAAAAAATAAAAGAGAAGGTTTTAAGGTTTAAGACATTAAAATTATTTTAATATCTTAATCTTCTCCTCTATTATAGCCGATGTTTTTAGCGCGGGTGCATCTACCTTGGCAAACGCCGAATAATTGAAAATCTTTTTCAACTTGACAGATTGCTGCATTCTGTAGTCTATTCTAGAATTTGAGACTAAATGATAGTAATGCAGATCGTAATATATGTTGTTTACTCTATCAATTCGACCCATGCATTGCTCTAAAACTTTATATGAGTACGTTTGGGAATAGAATATCATTGTATCAGTATCCGTACAATTCCAAGCATCATTGCCGGCGGAGTACTGAACTAAATAAACCCACGATTCAGAATTTGGTATTTCTTGATGCTTATGGCCATTCCATTCTGAGAAAGTAATATGATTCTTCTCTAATGCGGAACGTATTAGATCAAGCTCATAATCAAAGTTGTAAAATACAATTACTTTCTTGTCTCTACACAATTCAATCAATTTATCAATTCTGCTCTTATCAGAATTAACTATTCGTCTAAGAATATAGCAATACTCAGAACTTGACTTTATCGGACGGTCTTCATAAGGATTAAATAATTCCTTGTTCACGAATTTGTATAGTTCTTTGTCATGTTCGACTTTTACAATATGATTGTGGCGTTGTGTGTTCTTAGGACGATCCATCTGAACCAATATAGAATCTCTTAGATGCTGTAATCTATCTTCGTTGATGTAATAATCAATCTGTGGGAATTTGGCGTATCGTTTATACACGACATGCTGTCTGATAAAATCAGTTTTGTTCTTATAGAAGCCATTTGCTATGAAAACTGGTAAATAATCCATCCAAACATCGCCAGGAGTTGCGCTTAGCAATATCCAATTGTTGTTCGATGTGATCTTTAAAAAAGACTTACTCCATTTGCCGTATCCAACGACTCTCTGCTCGTCGAAAATAAAGAAAGCATCTTTAACGTCAACATACTTGGATATGTTGTTCCAGCTATCTATGGTAGTGTTGGTCCCATAAAAAGATCTATCATCAGCCTTCAACAAAAATGGCAACAGCTCTGAATCCCACTCGTGACTATCACGTTTCTTTGCTGGTGTAATTATGTACAAGTTTTTTGGAGTTCTCAGCTTCTCTATGTTTCCATCGCTATCAAAAATACAATTACATTCTTTCCACATGTAATATGCGATAGCAACTATAGATTTGCCTGATCCGACTCCGCCGTTTAAGACGGAGCCAGAACCAAGCTTCTTTAGTGCTTCTTTTTGATAGTCGTAGAGATTTACCCTAGAATGGGACGTCCTCTCCGCCATCTACTTCTCCACTCTCTTCAGAAATATCGTCAGAATACTTAGCATAGAATGGATCTTCCATAATATTGACATACATGTTCTTAACATATGCCTTCACACCAGTCTTACCATTAGCCTCCCAATGATAAGGACGGATAGTAATATCACAATTGATAATATCAGCATAGTCAAGCATACCAATTGTCTCAGCATTCATAAGAACTTTCTTATGGCGGTCTACACCATTAACAGAAGTTGTTACAACAGTATAAATATTTGGCGGGAAATTATCATAGCTAAGAGAAACAGCAAGTGTTGGAATATCAGGTTCACCCTCATCGCGACTTGGACGATACCTAACATTAAATCCAAGATCCTCTGCTCGCTTCGCATCGTCATCGGTCAGAATCGCTGAGAAATTACGAGAGCCCTTCTGATTATACTTTGAAGGTCTTCCCTCAAAGTTCCTAAAAATAACCTTTACACCCTCAAGATTAAGATTTTCGTAAGCCATTGTTACTTCCTTTCGTTATGGATGCATTTTGCATCGTTACATTTAGAACAATCTTTGTTTTCTTTATCACACCATGGCAACTCTTGTTGATCCGAAGTGAACCATTCAAAATCGCCATACTTAGAAATATCAGAAACTGCTTCGTCGACTAGAGACCTAAAATATTCTAGATCAATGTCATCTTCTTTACCACACTCTTTTACAGTTTCACTTTCCAACCATCGGTATCCCTTTGTTCCAGAAACAGCATAATCTTTATCACCGTTTCTTCTTATTAGGATGCCTCCTCCACAACCGGCTTTGATTGGGACAAACTCTCCAACTTTTCCGACAAACGAATATGAGTTGGAACCTTCTGGAAGACTTTCATTCATGTTCAAATACATTTCGCCTTTTTGAACGGCTTTTGTTTCGCATTTGTCTTTGAATCCGATCTTCTCTTTAGAAAATAGAGTCTTAAACACATACGGCTGCTGGAATTGTTCTCCAGTTGCTGTCCACTTACCCTCTTCTTCACCATAGGACTCATGTGCAATATAAACTGCTTTGTTTACAATGCACATCTTATCATACGTTGCTTCATGCTCAAAATCATACTGATATTTCTTTCCGTATTCTACTACGAAATCTTCCATCTCTTTTGTACAATTAGCAAGCTTAATAGAATCAGTCTTAATATGAACAACAGTCCAACCCCTAGATTCGCACTCGTGCTTAAGATTAATCATAAACAGAGCACCACGCTTTGCGACAATATTATCGATATTTCTTGGGTCTTTACATTTATTGTCGAATGGCGCCGAAGATAAACCATAAACAGCATTGATTGCGGTCTTTAGTGCTAATGTCAGATCTTTAGCGGTAAATGAAGCAGTGCCGCTTTCCAAAGCATCAACATATGGTTTAAGAATACCACCTAGAACTTTTCTAGCGTTACCCCAATCTGCATGTTTAATATAAAGTCTTGCATCCTTTAACTCTTTATACACTTTCGTGTACTTATCTCCAAATAAGTTAAGTGCTACGACAGATGATGGATGCATTGAACTAATATCAAACAAACCAACGTTGGTATACATTCCTGGATTGGAATATACGTAACCACCTTCCCCTGGATCCTCACCACGATATGAACTCTTACCATTCTCAAATTTGTATCCTGGGAATTCCTTACTAAGATCTGTGTAAATAAACTCACTCTGAGGATTCCTATCATTACCAAATATGATCTTTGTTGTAAGTTGGTTAGTAGAGTCGTTAACTGACATTCCAGCTAATGATGCCAGAATTTGTCTTGCAGCGAAGTCACCAGACAGATGTTTAAATACAGCTTCTGTAGAAATAACATCATTGTCACAGTACTCTGCTACTTTCTGCCAGTCTTTTTCATCTACTGGTTGATCCCAAGGAAGTCCAAGCTCTTTGTGGTGTAGACCAAGTTTAATCTCCCACTTCTTCAAGCTCATCTTGTTAGCAGCAGAAGCGAAGTCATAAACATCAGTATAAGACAAAGAATATGCTTCTGAGAATAGACAGTTCTTACTCTGACCGCTTACAATCTTTTGACTTAGATTATACAGCTCTTCGTTTGTGTATCCAAGATATCTAGCATAAAGAATATGATTGTCATACCTACGGTTATTAAAGCCAACTAGTTTAAACTTAAATAACTCCTCAATTTCCTGAGGTGTAGGATTAATCATTCGGACACAAGTATCTCCGGAATCCATATACTTCCAGTTAACTAGAAATAGATTTGGAAACACCTCGACATCATAGAATACAATCTTACCATCATTCTCATCTGGTTTAGAAAGTTCATCAGCAGTAATATCAGACTTAAAGTGCATCTTAGATACGACCTTCATGCAATATTCAGCATTGTTTGTGCTATTCATAGCAAAAGTTAATACTTTGTTTCGCATGTCAGTAACATCATAAATAACACCGGATGTGTAAGCCTCGTCTAAGATCTCAGCAATAAAATCAACACTTGGCTTTGTTGCTGGATGAATTTCTTTTCTTAAATTCTTAGCAATGAGAGATCGAATATGTTTCTCAGTCTTTACTCTATCAAAATTAATCACTTTCTCCTCCTTAAGGGGGAGGCCACTTGAAATATGAGCAATTGGTAAATCATTACAGTATGACAGCTTTCTTCTTAGAGAAGCATTACCAGAAAATACCTTGATCTCGATTCCATCATCATAAAGACGACTCAACCTATTAACATCTCCGTCATAAATATAGTGAAGATGAATACCAGCTCCACTCTTACTAAACTCAGCATATGTTTTTGGCCATCTGCTAGCGGCAGCAAGATTTAGTTCTGCACACTTGTCACCATCAGGACCCTTTAGATCAAAGTCAATTACAATATGATTCTCTGGCACCTTTACAAAATGCAACTTCGAAGTGTCAAGATCTCCAAGTGTTGTAGTGACCTTATCCCACTTCTTTGTAGGCGTTCCAGCTTTAGTAGCATACTGTGCTTTTGACTGAGTGTAATTCTGATCAAATATAGACTCGGTCTTATCAAGCGTAAGTACATCTAGCTCTTCTGGACTACTATCAACTGTAGCTGCATTAGTAAATTTATCGGTTAAGAAACCTGTATAGTAATTCTTTACCTGTTTACCTTCAACACGAGTAGAAATATCAAAGTGCCTAAAGTAATTCCTAAGCTCTTCTCTGAATTTATACTTTGGCATCTTGTATTCGACTAGAGATTCATCACAATAATCCTTGTACATATCGTAAGCTTGTTTCAGAGTACATCCATCTTGTTTCTCGAATGTAAAATAACAAGACTCAACGAAGTTGAAGAATACATCAGTTTTGAACATCATGTCAATTGGACGATAACCAGAATAATAATTCTTTCCAAGAGTAGAATATACATCAAGACAATGTTGGGCAATTGCTCCTAATTCAAAATCAATCTTACGCACAATCTCAAAATATTTATCTGGAGATAGTTTTCTTCCAGAAGGATGGACATCAATAAGACGTCGAATAATTCCTGACTGTGCATCAGTAATCTTGACAGGTTTGTTTGTACCCATGAACAAAAATGAATCAATCCTAGTCGTGTATCGAGATTTGTGTTTCTCATTAACAGACATTTCCTCATGAGAGGTAATTGAATTGATTCTTGTATTGTCCTCAATCCTAGACAAATCGCCATCGTGTTGAATTCCAACTATTGGATTGTTCTTGAATACCTCTGCGGCAAACTGATCACTGTTACTTCCAAGAGCTTTAGAGTCGAACGTCACATAATATCCTTCAAACAACTTCTGAATAATATTAATAATTGTTGACTTACCAGTTCCAGTCTCGCCGTAAAATACTAAGAACTTTTGAATGTCTCGACTTTCGCCAGAAATAACCGATCCAATAGCCCACTCAATCTTCTGTCTCTCATTCTTATCATAAAGAGTATCAATCAGAATATTGTAATTCTCGATTGGACCCTTCTCAAGAGAATATGGAAGACGCTTTGTTGCATAGTCATCTTTTGTGACTTCTGTGTTAGAGAAAATAACCTTTGTGTCCAACTGATGAAAATTATCCGGAAGATCTTTTACCCATCTGTTGTAATTTCTCCAAGATCCAGAACCGTAAGATGTTGCCCATCCGACATGAATATCGGCTTCGAATCTTCCTTCGACTTTATCGTAGTATTCTTGAAGCTCGTCATCAATAATCTTTTGAACGTCATATTCGTTCTGAGACCACAAACCGATTCCTGGACACCAGACAGCGTAGAAATTTCTTCCACGAACCATAAAATCGTCAAAACGTCCGACACAGAAATCTGGATAAATATCCAACGTGTTTTTCTTTGAATCTAGCTTCTTTCTGACTTTGAAGAATTGCACTTTTTGCCTCCTTTCTGACGTTAAAATATTTTTCATCCCTTGATTCAAATATTTTTAATGTGTTACCTTTTTACCAAAAATTTCCAAAATAGTTTTTATTTTTGTAATATAGTATATTTTTATAAAAAATATAAATTATATTAAGAAAAAGGTAACAAAGGTAACAAACCGCAGGTCAACATGGAAATCTTATACCTTCAAATTACCCAAAAAGGTAACAAAAAGGTAACAAAATCGCTCAAAAAGGTAACAAATGTTACTTTTTTCAATCGATGTAGTCATCTTCCATGTCATAAAAATTACTTACGTAGTCCGCAATTTGATACCAAATCTCCAAATCTGTTACCTTTTTGTTACCTTTTTGATACCTTTTTGTTACCTTTTTGGACGAAATGTTACCTTTTTGGAACTCTTTTGTCAATTCAAAATATTTGAATGTTTTGGGCAATCTTGTACGCCTCAAACCAAAGATTTTGACTAGTTCCCAGAACCATCCGTCCGTACCATAGCCACTCTCACATTCATCCAAAATATCGTCAGAAATTCGCTGTGCGAGAGCAATTAGTACCTCAAGGCAATTAGGTTTAACAGATTTGAAAGTCTCATACTCAGAATAGTACAATCCTTCATCAATCGAGAAATCTCTGCGAAGTTCAAACGCATCCATCTTACGATTTACATCATTCGGATGAATCCATCTAAACTCGCAGAGAAATAAATCATAGATAAATAGCTCATCATCTTCATTATCGTAATCAATATGATTGATAAGCCATTTGAAATACAATTCAGACATGGCGGTAATACTCATGCCTCTCTTCTTTTTAGATTTAGTGGGCAATTGTCAATTCACCACCTCTCTATTCAAAATATGTTGTTTAGTTAATTGTGATTCCGTCATCATCGTCCGTATCAGTGCTGACTTCTTCAGACTCATCAATGACGTCTTCGTCGTCCTCTGGATACTCAAGCTCTGCTGGATCGATAGTGTCGACTTCGTCATCAACCTCTAAGCTTGGATTATGAGTCTCGTTGTCATAGTAATATGCATCGTACTCAATAACCTCAGCAAGCATATGGACATTGGAATTACGGAACCAAGCGAGTTCCTTCTCTTCAGGATCAATTTCACCAATATACTTCCAGAATTCCTTACCAAGAAGTTCCTCTGGCTGCTCAACTGGAATATCATGCTCGTTTAGAAGTACACGATCTCCAGCGTAGAATGAATATGTTGTCCTAATCCAGTCGTCTTCGTTAGCGCCTTCATAGAACTTATCCTCAGTAATTGGTCCTGGCTCTTCATAAGGAACCTTAATATCGTTATTAACAGTTTCCCAACCAACACGAATATTAGGAATCTTAATTACGCCTGGTTTGTAATACTTTGAATAATCTGTGTAATTACCAGTTGAACGGTAAGAAATATTCTCTCGCTCATCTGGAATATCCTCAGATTCAGTCTCAGCTGTCTCTTCAGCAGGAATATCAGGATCTTCTTTAGTCTCTTCAACGGGCTTATCCTCACTAAGTTTACTCTTTAGAGAATTAATCTCTTCACGAAGAGCATGAATATGCCTTTCGGTGGTCTTTAGAACCTCTCTAAGGCTCTCTACTTCGTGATTACGCTTATCATCGTAATATGCCTTAGACGCAAACCAAGACAGCGCAGAAACGGCTACAAGCGATCCTACGACTAGTACTTTATTGTTCATTATAACTCCTTTCAAACAAAATTAGATTGGACAGGTATAAATCCCAGGATAGTTTAGAATATCCTCTTCATATATACCTGATCCAACAGCATTTAATCCTCTTTGCCCTCAAATAAGATCGTACATAACTCCGTCAACATTAAAATCAAGAAGAACAGAAGGCTGCTCACTGTTAATAAAGCGTGTCCTTACAGGATTTGATGCAGTGTCGAAGATACCAAAATCAATGAAATTATCTCCGTTGTCACTGTTGTAAACCCAGCCAACTACCTGACCAGCAGGAGTTTTGTCAAATCCAAGAGTCTCATAAACATCATTTAGGAATACGTGACCCTTAGCTTTCAGCTGATCGTTGAACATTGACTGTGCACACTGGAGAAAATAACGATTCTCTTCTGGAGACTTAGACCAGTTAGGATTATACTCATCAAAAATGCGAGCATAAATGGAAGGCATGTTAGAAGTATCAACGCCGTTCTCTGGTGCTACGGTTGTCTCTTCGACAGTCTTCTTATTGACCTTCTTCTTTTCAGTCTTGAGTTCTACACCGTGATAAAGAGCATCCTCTACTTCTTCTCCGAGTTCTTTAGCGACTCTCTCACGATACTTACTAATAGACTCAGTAAGCATAGAGGCAGTAGCCACCAAAGCAGCATTGCGCTTAGATAGAATATGATGAGCGCCAAGTACGCAAGCGGTACTAGCAATACCAACAAGAATAGCAGGAGCATAGAGCTTTCCAATCTTCAGTGCCGTCTGTACACGGTTCAGAATAAGATCCTTCTTGTAATCTTCCTCAGAATATGTCTCGCCAGGCTTAATCTTTAGCTTACCTTCGTGTACGCCCTTGATCTTGCTCTCAATATCCTTACCCTCGTCAAGAATATCACCGACTTTGAGAGTTGCTTGAGAAGCAAGGACTGCGGTGCCAATAAAACCAGCGACACCGACCGTTGTGAGGATTGTCGGACTGTGCTTAGAAATAACAAGACCAGCCCTTCCAGCAAACTTTGTTACGTTGTTCAGAATACTCATTTTGATTTCCCTTCAAACATAGAACAACAGTTACGAAAAAATATAGAAGGAGGGACCTTAGCGAGTTATTTAAAACTTCATTAAGGTCTTTCCCCTTCTATTATAGCACATGTTTTTGACGCGAAATTACACAGGGATTTTCCCTGACTTGCGAAGACGTGTAAATATGGCAAGTACCTGCTCATATGACATCTTTTTAACCTTATCAGGCCAGAATCTTCCGCCATATGCTTTAGTTACCCATTCACGCATCTGGGATTCAGTGAAAGTCATTACTTTTCCTTATCAATGGAATCCATTGCAGCATTAACCATACATTCTAACGTATAAATATTACAAACAGTGCTGAAAAAATTGTTAGAAAATATGGCCAGTTCAATATTGTGGAGACAGTCAAGCATCGTTGATGAAGAATACCACAGACTATCTGGATCTTCCATAATATTTACCTGATCATCAAATTCATAGCACGAATTTGATATTGCGTTAAAAGTATTGAAGAAATCCTCTAAGTTATTGTGAATGATTGCACTTTTAAGATTAGATATCTGATATAATGTTTTATTGCAAATATCTAGTCTGTGATTAGTAACTTTTGTTTCTTTCTTAGTACTCATTTCAGTCTCCTTAAAAATAGACTAATTAATCTTTAATGCCGAGTCGATAGCAGATAATATCGAATGTTGGATTCCTAATAAGTTTGAGGTAAACCAGTACAGCGTACCATACTGGTTTGTTCTCCTCACTTCTCCAAATTTGATAAGCTTGGTTATACTTGCTCATCAGAAGGACCTTTTTGTTTTTTCTCTTGTTCGTCTTGGATATCCATGCAAGACTTAAGAATATCATTTAGGTCATCTGCAGATCGATACATATCAACATAGAAGTTGCTAACTGGTACGTCACCAAGATGAGGATTAATAATACGGTCTACAAACAGTGTAAGACCAGAAGAAATAACGCCAGCTAGTAAAAAATCAAGAAACATTTTGTTCTCCTTTAGTCAATATACTCTGGACGTGGTAAAATAAATCCATATCCATCTCTACGACGCTCGATTTGAGCATTCCTAAGATCTTTCCAACCAACTTTGTTGTCAGTGTACTCTGTATCAAGTCCAAGAGCATCATAGAAATCAGCTTGAGTAGCCATTCCGTACACAGCAATTTGATCATCCATTTGTGCCAACACAAGCTCTGCTTCACGTCTCGTATCGACCACAACGTTGTCGTAATCAAGAACTGATCTAGGATTTACTTGTCGTGGATTTCTACGCTCTTCCCTCTCGCGTCGGTTGTCTCGATCATAATATCTTCCATATGAAGTATAGGTCGAACGACCTCTGTCTCGGTTTACGCCATTTGGTCGTCTATTATCTCCATAAAGAAGCATCTGAATCGCTCCAGTAATAGCATCAGAAATAACATTCTTTGCTGCTGGAATAAAGACATCAAACACCAAATAATCTCCGATGTTATCGTCGTTATTAAAGAGATTTGACTTTACTTTACTCCAAAGAGAAGGTTTCTTTACCTTTCCGTCAGCAATTTTCTCTACTTTCTTTCGCTCGTCCGTAGCAGCGCTGGTTGTTGGAGCTTCTTTAGCTACTGTGCTGTTCCCAGGATATACTGGAACTCCTGCCGAGTCTTTCTCCTGAGTGTTAATCTTTCTCTCTGCCATGAAAATATCCAATCTATTTCTTAAAGTTTACAGAAGGCTGAACAAGATAATTCAGAACAATGCATGGTTCTCCGTTTGGAGCAATCATACTATCAAACGAAATATCCATCAATCGGTCCGCATTCCATCCGAGATATTCGCCAATTGTAATTTGTTCAAGACCAACAACATCATACCAATCATTTAGATCTTGTGTCGATCCCCAAATTACTTGCTGATTAAAATCGTTCATAGCAGTTCGGATTGACTCTTTATCAGACAAGAAATATCGTCCAGAAACCTCGTCAAATACCAAAGTGTCTCCGGAACCAAATACAACTAGTCCGGATTTACTAGGAACTGGAGTCTCAGAAATATTAGATTCGTTAACTTTCTTTCTAATATCTCGCTCTTTGTCCTTACCGATAATATCGATTACCTCTTGCTGATATTTCTCAGCAATTTGCTGACTTGCAGCTACAGCAGACGAAAGCGCAACAACTTTACCACTTGTAATATGCATTGCTGCGAAGAAACAAGTCAAAGATGTACCAGCAAGCAATACTGTAGGAATATAACACTTCCAAGTCGATTTAAGTGTTTCTTTCCAACCGATCTTGTCATACAAATCAGTCTTAGGATATAGAACTGACTCAATTGGAGTGTCTGGATCAATCTCCTTTGCTGCTTCGTACATCTTTGTAATTGCCTTTGGCGTTTCTTTAATTGCCATAGCAACAGAGCTAACAGCCGTTACGGCGCCAAGTCCCATAAGAATTGTTGTAGAATTCTTAGATAGGAATTGTTTTGATGCGTTCAGTACATTCATAACTACTCGCTTTCTTCAATAATTGGAAAAGCCAAACTATAATCCTTAATGATAATAGGAATATCAAACTCATCCATTTCACCAATCAAGTTAACGACAGATTCTACATCATTAGTAAAAAATAGAATTCTTGATCTATGCGCTGACACTTTATTTGGCGTTGGACTATGTTTAACATTATTAGATTTAAATAAAGAAACTATCTTTCTAATAATATCATCTGGCCCATATAACCCAAATACTGTTGGCCATTCTGGATGATTTTTCTTAATATAGTTTGTTGGCTTCTCTCCAGGGAACAAAATAACTTGTCCGTTTTTTAAAAACGCAGAATCTCGTTTGAACATGAATTACCTGCTTGAAAAATGACGGAAGACAAGGTAAAGCCACCAAAGTCCACATGTGATAATACCAAAAATCACATCAAACAGGAAATTGAAAAAACCGTACTTCTTCATACCAATTCACCACTTTCTTTTGTAAAAAGTCCATAACTAGCACCGTAATGTGCCTCAAACAAACGCATTTTTTGAATTACTTCGTCTTCTTCAGCGTCTGCCCAATCCAATAAATATGCACAAGCAGTCTCTTCCTTATTGTATTTACCACCGATAGAGTCTGAAAACCAGCGAGCAAACCACGGAAGAACAAGATGAATATACTCTCTAGGAACGACAATATATCCTTTGAAATCGTATACTGATTTAGTCATTGTTTACCTTACCGAAAAAATATTTTGTCACATGATTGCCATCTTTTTCGATTTTAAAACACCTTTCGTCATGCGATTCTGAAAGCTCCAAATACTTATCAATATACCACTTAGCCTTTCGGATATCTTGATCATTGTTTTTGGAATTGTGTCTCCAAATATACTTAAATGCGTTGCAAATACAATAGTTTCGTACTGCTTGCACTCCCTGTGTATCCAGCATAGCATCAATACACTCGAATGCACCTTGAGTGTAATGATCTGGATGATTCACTGGATCAGACATGATTAATTATCCTTTCGCTCGGTTTGCAAATAAGACTTATTAAACTTGTGGTATAGATCCATATAGAAATTGTACATACTAACATCTCTAACAGAGATTGTCATAGGTACGTCCATACAGACTATATCAATTCCAAAAATATCACTATCGCAACACTTAAATTCGTCGCTCCCGCCAAGAATATGGATTGTGAAATGCTGCTTCTTAACATCGGTATATGCTTCTGTTTTGAAAGCAGTTATTTCTTTACCTTTATCTTGTTTACATGGTTTGAATTTGCTTAAGAATTTTTTGCGTTGTCGCTCCGCATCAGCACCGTCAGAAAGATACTCATAGTGATACTGAATATCTTTCATAAGACGGTAAACTCCTAAAAACATTTCTCATTCCTGGCAATAGAGACTGCGCAGATCAAATAAATAACAGAGATAACAACGAGTGCACTCTGCCTTTCTGGAGCAACCGACGAATACATTGCGAAAGACCACAACATAATATACAACAATCCAATACCAGCAATAACAAGCATCCAAGGTGACTTTAGGAAATCAATTGCATTCTTCATGAAAATTCTCCAATCTAAAAAGAAAAAATAAGGAGAGCTGATTCTACAACTCTCCTTAGATCTGAAGGCTACTGCTCTTCTACAGTCTCGACAACAACATCATCAACTGCGTTAGAATGTAGCTCATCTGCTGCTTTAGCATCCAAATAAGCTTTTGCAGTTGGAAGCATCTTACCACCAATAATGGCAAGTGCTGCTCCACCTACAGCGCTAAGAATGTTAACAACAACAGGCTTCTTAACTAGGTCTAACGCTTTGTTCAATGCGTTCATAATCGTTTTCCTTTCTAAAGAACGCCTACACCTTCTATTATATGAGATGAAAATTTCGCGAACTCTAAGCCCTATCCTCTGGCACAAGCCACTCCATTGGGACAGTGAGTTTAGGTGGATAATCAAAAAATGTCTTGTTGGCATCGAAGTCAAATTCAATATCGGCAGTTAGATCTTTTGTATTAATTTTCTTAATATCAAAGACATAACCAACGTATTTGTCTCCACCAGCAAGAACTGCTTTACCAAGATTCTTCAACAATATCACCTACTCAAGACTCTTTTTACTGATTTGAAGCGCCCTGAGGACAAGTTTGGAATATGGATTTGTTGCCTTGAATAATAATCCAGTATCAAAGTCGTTAACTGATACCGAGACAGTTACCGAAACAACATCGGCTTGTTTGATATCTGTGAATTTCAGTCCACTCGGAATCTCGATTTTAGTCGTTAAGATAGTATCGTCATAACCGTTAGGTTTTGTCTTAATATACCTAACGTTCTTACCATCCTCAGTGGCATTCCATTTATCAATGATATAAAATCCGCCATCAAAATATGAACGAACAGATATAAGCAAGTTGACTTCATCTTGTTCTCCGGACATGATCATTTTGGTAACAATCTTATCTTGATATTCCTCCTCGATAGCATTAATAATATACTTGATAATGAAATAATATGGAGTATTGTTGTCGTTCTTGAAATTTCGGCTAACAGCCTCGCCGTTTCCAAGATACTCAACGATAAACATATCGATGCCACGCCTAAATGACAAAGTAATATCATTTCGGTCTTTAATGACACATACAATACCACGCTTATCAATGGTATAGTTCCTAATGCGCTCTTTGACCGCTGTCGTAATGAGACCATCAATAGCGTGCTGGAATCCCTTTGTTAGTGATCCGCTATCAACAAGCTTCGATAGATCTATACAAAGATCTTTACATCCAGTAGACTCAATAAATGAATCAAGGAAAGATGTAATATAAGTGTCCTGTGGGTTTGCCATAATTAATCTCCAATCGCAGATTTTTTAGAAAGGTCCGAAATTCGCTTTAAGCAACCAATATAATCTTCAAAATACGTGACAGCACGTTTTGCTTCTTTCACCATCTCCTTTGTATATTTGTCTCCGCTTAATTCATCAACTTTGCTGACAATCGTCAGTATTTTTTCGGAGTTTTCATCTTTTACTTTCTCCAATTCAGATATCATATTACGGAATTTATAAGATAGATCTAATTTAACACCAATAGAAAATAAATTGTTGACTAAATCTTCATTATCCATTCTAAACCTCCTCTATACGAGTCCTATTTTGATAATCTAAATCCGCTAAAAATAGATGGAACAACCAATGACAAAATGCATATAAAAATAAAGTATCAATAGAAAAGAATACTCTATCCCTATAATAAATCTGAGCTCCTTTATACACGACTTTGAATTTGCTAAATTGCATATCATACAGATTAAATTCCATAGATATGTCAAAGTTTTTGTCGTGCAGCACTCCATAGTTGTGCATGTTAACCAAATTAACCATTGTCGACACTATGATGTTATCGGATTCTAAGAAATTAATACTATTCATTAACTTTTTGAACCTAATATCGTCATCAGAATCAATATCAGTTTTTGTAAAACACCTTTTTAAAATATCTGAAGATGTTTTATCGTCTTGAAGACAGTATAAACTCATTTTTGCTCCCATAACTTTTTATTTTGCTCCCATAACTTTTTAACTTCATCAAAATTTGATTTATTAATTGCGGCAGCAAGAATATTACAAAAAGAATACTCTGCTGATGGCATAAATAAATATTGTGATGCCTCGATACCATTATTATGGTATAATATGGAATCTTTATCTTTTACTAAAAAATCGCCAAAATTAAGATCGAAACCATTATTAAAAATTTTGAAACTAATAGAAACCGTCGAATAATTAAAAGCACACTCGATACAATTGTGCATAGTCCAATATCCGACTAAAATGCTAATGTCCTTAGCATCAATAAATCCTATTGAATTTATAAGCGCTTTAAACTTCGCATCTTCAAGTGTATCGTATGGTTCTGGCTCAAGACAACGTTTTAATTGATATTTAAGGTGTTTGTCCTTATTAAAATTATATTTAAACATAATATAATCCATTCATACAAACTGGTGGTTTCCTTGCTGGTAAATATTCAATTGGAAGACATATATAACCGCATGCTCTACAAATTCTGGCCATAGCATTATAATATCCATGCCTAGGATAAAATTTATACTCACAACTAATAATTCCGCCGCCATCTGTTTGAAAAGAAATAAGTGCGTCAATATATTTATGCAAAATCCCATCTATGTATTCGTCATAAATTTTTATAGTCGCACAAAAATCATTGGTCAAGATATCATAAGATAAACTATCGACAATACCCCATCCAACAATTGGTTTGATTTTTAAACTAGTCGAAGAATAAAAATCAACAATAAACGTATCTAGAAAGTTATCTTGTTTTGGTAGCATTTTTATCACACTTATCCTTAATTATTTTAATGATTGTTAAGAATAACTTATATAGCGATGGATCTTCATATTCGTATAAACTTGATTCGACAGATCTCCCAGATACTGAATGATCGATCGTAAACCGAATTTGACCGTTGTAAACAACTATCGAAATATGGTATCCGCAAGCGTAACAAAATAAAGCATCCTTACCATATACATTACAGTAATATTCTGTATCTGACTGATCAATTAGCTTATCATAAATGCAATATAATGCGTGCTTACAAAAAGCTAAGTCGTAATCTGCAACAATCATTTCAACTCCTTGTTCAAAGAATTAAAAATAACCTCGCAAACATCAAAGAATACTGTCGAATAGTACCTTAAAAATGTTGCTTGGTATTTTTCAGAGGATGCCTTATCTCGTACAATAATCTCGAAGCTATCGTCGTACTTAACGTTCTTAGCAATGACAATATCTCTAGAACTGCCGAAATTAAGTATGTAGGTCTCTACATTCCTATCGTCGTTTGGAATTGGTAGATATGTCTTCTTGATTGTGTATTCAGATAGACCATTGTCTCTGAAAATATCATAGACACATCTCAGGATACGCCCACAAATATCATAATCCATTTTATTCTCCATAAATAATCAAGCAAATTGATAAATACATAAAGATACTTTCAATAAATACTACAATGATGCAAATTAAAAATAGCATAAAAATGCAAAAAGCTAACAATAACCAAGATAACAATCTCTCAATAAACTCAAGCATTTAAATATCCTTACAAACTTTTGACATATTTTTCATAGTTATATGCTCCTTCTTCGTAATTGTAGTTTTTAGATTCCTTTAGGCATGCTTCATAAATTGTATTAATTCTAGTGAATGTTTTAGGATTCGAATATGACGTAAATGTGTGCCATCTATAAGGATCCATACAATTTGATGACCTGATACTAAGAGTGCTGTGTGTAAATCGCTCAATCTCTAGTACATGTGTTTCACTTATTAATATGAATTTACGATTAGTATCGTCATATGGAATCACATAAAACATCTCGCGCATAATAAAATACGGACAAGAATCATCGATTTCAATTTTATATGTTGGTTTAAATAAAGCTCTATTAGAATCGCGAGACATACGAAATCTTACGAGGTTGTGAAGTTCGTTATCCAACAAAGTTCTATCAATCTTAGCAAGAATATCCATTATTGATTCATCTCCCTATAATGCTCTATGTATTTTTTCTTATACTTAAGGTACAGTTCATAATAAAATAAAGATGATTCCTTAACTGTCCTACCGCTTTCGATGTTACAAATAGTCTGTGGAGTGACAAACATCTCCTCTGCCGCCTTCCCGACAGTAATTCCTAGACTAATTCGTAACTTTTTCAAATTTTGGTACTTCATAGTGATCCTTTCAAGCTATAATTACTCATAAAAATAAAAACCATGTTTTAAATGGTCTTATAACTACTGTAAATAACTGGTGTTTTATAGAAATACTTTTAATACTATAAAAGCCCAGTTGAGGTAAAAATATAGAAGAAGAGTCACTAACAAACGGCATTCAGAACTTAATCTTGTGGCCCTAGTGAGATTGAAAACGTAATGTTTCAATCCTCTCTCCTTCTATTATATGAGATGAAAATTACGCGAGGCGTAAAAAGAGATAGCATGTATTTAACACACTATCTCTTTGTGGTAGCCTATTTACTCTTGGAACTCCGAATAAGAACAACCAAGAGCTCCGGATTCAACAACAGCTTTTGCGCACACTGCAAGACCAGCTACAATTAGAACTCCCACGCTTGCATCTTCCAAGCCAGCTTTTACACACTCTCCAGCCATGAATAGGCAATAGGATCCAATTGAAGCGTCGACAATCAGGTTCGCAATTTTCCCTGCGTTTTTAGCCGAAAACTTCTTAACTTTCTCTACGTTCATGATAACCCCTTTCAATAAATGGTTACTACCTCATTATACGACATGTTTTTGATGCGAAAAATGTATAGCATGTTTTTAACACACTATACATTCCATAGTAACTAATACTTTTCTAACAGCTCTTCTGTAAGTTGAATATGAGCTAATGCTCCGGTGTACAGAATGCAACCAGTGGTGACAAACATTCCGAGAGCATGCCCGTACTTTCCTGTGGCTAAACAGAGAAGTCCAACAGCAGCCGTAACAGTTGCACCACCACCCATTGCCATTCCAACAGCGGCTTCACCAAACACATACTGACGTACATTCATAATAAACCTCCAAAACTAGTTGATTACTACTTCATTATATGAGGTGTTTTTTATGCGAGGATAAAAAGATATCATAAGATTTTAATCCTACAATATCTTTTTTGAATCTAGCTAGCAACAGCTTTCTTCTTGTTTTTCTTGGATTCTTCCTCAACCATGTCAATGATCTTTACAAACTCGTCGACTTGTTTGTTGAATTCTCTAGCTACAGCTGCACCAGCGGTAAATCCTAAAACCTTAATACCGATTTTCCCTACAAGATTAACTGGAGCCGGTAAAACAGCTTCTAGAACCGCTTCTGCAACTTCACTAGCACAAATACTAACAACAAGTCCTCCAATGATTTTAATACCATCAATAACATCGTCTCTAGTAACATCCATAATAAACCTCCAAAACTAGTTGATTACTACTTCATTATAGGCGATGAAAAATATGCGAAAAAAAAATATACCGCATGTATTTAACACACGGTATATTCTCTTTAACAAACGTACGTATCAGTGCTACGTTCAAATTATGCCCTGATCTTTCCCAACAAACCAAGTACTTTAGATGTAATGACATCAGCTTTCTCATAATTGAGCATCAGCACACCAAGCAAGACAGTACCAGCAACTGTCAGAATTGTATTCGGATCTGGACCTTTTCGAACTTGCTTCGATTTAGCATCCATCAATGAATTCAATTCATCAAGTAACTTATCGTACTCATCTGTACCTGACGGAGTAACGCTCAATGCTTCGAGAAGCGACATCACCTCACCTTCGTACATAGATTCATTAGTATCCTTTTTCTCAGGAAACTTGAATTTAAACATAACAAACTCCTTTCAAACGTTTATTACCTTCATTATATGAAGTGTTTTTGGCGCGATTTTTATGATCCTAGGCTAATGCTTTTGGCGATAATAAATATCGTTTCTCGTAGTATATCCATCCATTCGTCTTGCTAGTTTTGACGTGGCAAGTTTTGACGTTCCAACTGATGCACCGATACTGCCACCAAGTGTTGCCGCAAGTCCAACATTCATTATGTGGTTGTTTCTAGAAACCATACCAATCGCTGCAACACCAAGTCCGCCATAAATTGCAAGCGCAGAGGCAACAGTCGCTTTCCCCCATCGCCTTTGCGTCTTCATTTCTTTTACAATTTGCACTTTATTTTTAGCCCAGTCTTTTTCCATGATATTATTGAGCTTTTTTACATTTACCTTTTTACCAGTCATGCCAACAGTAGACATAGAACTATATTTAACGCCATTGAAAAATGATTTGTTTTTAATATCTCGTTTTGAAGTCATTTTGTTGATATTAGCTTTGTCGTTTTTAATCATTTTTTTCATATTATGATAGTTTGGATTTTTTTCATTTAGGTTTGACATAATTTGATCGTACAATGCGTTATATTTCTTTAAAGCTCTCCTAACGCCCCATTTCATTCCTTTAGTACCATGATGCATAAGATAGTTAGAATATACTCGCTCATAATCAGTATACAATATAATCATCTACTCTTAATTGGAAGCTTGTTAATTTCTTCCATGATTTTCTGTGCTGATCCATTACCACCAAGCTTTTTGTAAGGCTTAAATAAATATGTTTCCATATTTTCGTACTCCTCTTTGGTAATGTATCCACGATCAATATATCGCATGCCCTTAGTTACGATGCGATCATGGGCTAACCCAACTAGCATTTCAGCTTGAGCTACAGCCAGTGCTTCTTTCGCAGCAGTCTTACCGCTGCGGTTATTAAACCATGTCCAAAATCCAGAAGACGCCATAACGGCGCAAACTACAGTCACCGCCATATCGAACATGTGCTGATCCATATAATATCGCCTTCTTATCCAATTAGGAAATATGGACGGATGCCTTTTTCAGAATCAGCATAACCCCAGTTAGCTAGTAGGTTATCCGTAACGACAGCAAAGCCGGTAGTGCTTACTGGATCTCGAAGCCACCATTCTTTATTATCATCGCCAACCAACATAGCAGACCCATTCATTCGGAAAGCAGCAAATTGTCCGTTATAAACGATGGGATACTGCCCGTTAGTGGTAAGAGGACTAAAGAAATGGTCGCCATAAATATAGCAAGTTGACGCAAGAGAGATAGTTGTGTTTTCGGATCGGCAATTGAATGCTCCAGATACTGAAGATCCATCTCGCTCATAAGTGCCACCTTCTTTATGCTCAATTACATGACCAGAAAATGCATTATTGATAGTGTTCCTAGCAGTGCTAAGAGATGACTTGTACAGCTTGCTGTTGAAATATCCATTCCAGTTGGAACGAGAATCCTCATAAGAAGACGAATATAGTGACGTAGTTGGCATAATTACTGCATGATGCCTCATGAATGTCTGATCTCCACCTTTGTAGAAATAGTCGAGATCGACGACCTGCCACTTAATTCCGCCAATAGTCCAATAGTCTCCGACATAAATATCATTAAATTTGCCAGAGCTAATTGCTTGATATTGCTGGGCACTAACTGAAGTACCAAGATTATTGTTACGCCAAATATTACGATGCATAACCGGGTTATTCTCAAATAAAGAATACTTCAGCTGATCAATAGAAACCGTCTTTGTTCCAGAAGAGCCGTCAATCAAAAGAACGTCAGTATCTGAAACTTTAGTTGTTCGTGCATACTCTGTAATTTTCATTAAATATGCTCCTATTCTCCATTGTATTTTCTTTGACCAGTAATTGGCGCACCATTGCTATCCATCACTGGTCTGCCAGCAGAGTCCTCAATCGACACTACAGAATATCCACCAGAAGCCATCAAATCTATTTTCTTAGTCAATTCTGTAATCTGATTTTGAAGATTTGTTGCGGCATTAGAATTGAGATTGACTTGCATAGTACGGAACCAAGCCTCGAACTGACTCTTATTTGTCGCTAAATTCGAAGAATATTCGTCCTTAGCATGGCTCATCCAGTCATTCCACTCAGAAGACCAAGCCTCAACAAAACGCTCAATCGTAATTGTAGTCAATGGCCCAGTAACAAAAGGACAATCCTTAGTTCCAACCTTATAGTCAATGTCCGAAATTGCAATTGATGTTGCAGCCTTTCGTACAGTAATATAAGCAATTGGATACTGTCTACTTGATCCATCTCCAATTGTTGGCTTTACTGGGGTTTCTGCGGGTTCACCTTGAACTACAGTAATTGAGTTTACCCTAGAACCAGAGTTAACGTCAAATACGACAGCATCAATTCTATCATAAATTGGATGAGCAGAGTTAAGCAATACCTGAAAATCGGAATCGTTCTTAATCCAAGTATGGTTAAACCACGCCCTACCAGTGCCAACGGATACACTTGTACCAGTTGATGGCTGGACCAAAAATGCAGATCCAATAGACTGATATACACCATCGCAAATAACGCCATCAAAAATCTCGCCAAACTGGACAGCATCGTATTTACGATCGCCATTTTGCGAGTTATAAAAACCATAGGTTATAGCCACTACTTTACCTCCTTATTTATTACTTCAAATGTTGGGTAACATTTAATAGCGGAGTCAGTATATGAATAAATATACTCAGTAATCATGGCTGTAAACATCCGCCTATATTTGTCCTCTACTTGAACGATATCGCCAATATTATAGTCTTGCTTATACTTGAATTGCGAACGTGTAGATTCAAGCTCTCCATCAAAAATGGTTGTGACTTGATGTTTTGCTAATTCTCTATCGCCTCTAGTATTAAGTGTGGAATAATATTCGCTACTGCTCAAAGTTCTTTCTGTTTTTGAACCAGGGTCTCTTACTTTTGTTCTTAGATCACGAGCATCTACAAATAACTCTCGTCTATCTAATCCCGTATCTCCAGTCCAATCGTTAGACTTGTACCAACGATCGTTACCTTCTCCTTCACCACCAACCAAAGCTACTGTTTTGTAATCTTGATTGGATTCGTACGAATTAGCATTCAATAAGTTCTCAAACGCTGGAGAAAATATAACAACTGGATTCTTTGTTTGGTTATATGATCTATCTTCATTGGTTAGGAGTTTAAAAATGAAGTTGCTGTCAGTTGGCATTGTCAATTTAAAACCAATTCCATATTTACTGCATAAATTTGTAGTTAATTCATAAATATTATCGCCAGTAAACTGGGTTTCGATTTTCATTGACTTTAATTTTTCATCATAATTCCAAGCAGTAGATAGACCTTTAATATTTCTAGCGCTTGCAGATGACTTGATGCAATTTGATGTGATTGTATCAATGATGCAGTCTTGTACTGTCTTGTTATGGTACTCTAGACCCCATGCAATTCGTCGATCTAAAATACTCTCTAACGATCTGCCAGAGATCTTTACTGTGTCTTCACCGTCGGCTTCAGATTTGACATAAATAGATTCGATTATCATAGTATGCTCAGATTCTGGGTTTACAACGTACCAGTTTTGCTTCAGATAATCAAATAGATTAGGATCATATGGCAGAATAATTTCGAAATCGCCACATTTATTAAAGCGATCAGTCCAAATAAATGAAATATAATCATCTAACATGCGAACCGTTTCGAACTCTCGATTCAAAATATATGGCGTTATCATAATTATACTCCAAATAGTAGATTGGTCGTCCTAATTTCAAATCTTACCTGTTGGGTTGGGTCATCTGTAATAGCGTAAGCGAATTTATTATGTCCTTGAGATAACTGAAGCCAATCTGAAGATCTATCTAAGCAATTAAGAACGTTATATGTCTTTCCTGCTCTAGACAGAAGTACATATTTATAGCCTTTAATTGTGGAAATAGACAACTCATCAGATGAAGAAAATGTCTTGCCAGTTACCTTCTGGATAACTCCAAGATCAATTGTCATATTCTCGCCAGTATCGACATTAGAAATGCGAATCTTCTTGTTTAGATCACCAAATGTAGAAAATGACATGACAAATCCAGTCTCAACTTCGCCAGTATAATAAATATCATGTACGAAGTTTCCTCGAATAATACCAAACTCCAAAAGAGCTGTCGTCAGAGATTCATTGGAAAATGGGAACTCGAAATTTGGAGAAATAGCGTAAAATGAATACAGCTTCTCAACGCCATTTTGAATGTCTGTGAAATAAGAATCAGGACACACAATAGAAATCTGAATATGCTGAGTTTCCTCAAAAATCTCAGGCTCAACTCGTTCAATATATCCGTACGTAGCAGCGTGTCTTGTTCCAGTCTTGACTTCGATGGTCACTTTCTCTTTAAGAGGAAAATATTTATACAATTCCAGTCGCTGAGCTTCAACATCGTTCCCATGAAGTGCAAATTCAATAACAATATTGCGGGTCTTAGCTCTAGCAGAATTATATACACCACCGTCAAAGGTTACAACGTTACTAACTGATACATCAGCCTCGACCGGGCCGAGCCCGGAAATCTTAGTAATAAGAAAACCGGACTCAATGCCCCTATCGAGAATAAATTCTTTTGAATCTTTCTTTTTGTTAGTAACTTTAATACTTTTAATCATTAATTTTACTACCTCCTATGACGAGCAATTGACATAGCATTCTTTGTATTTCGATATACATCGCTAGGGTCAAGTGCCTTAGGCGATAGATTCGTTTGATTAATATTGATAGAAGTGTCAGCTTCCATAAGTGCTGTAGTGTACTTGTCAATGTCAGACCTAAGGTTATTAATTGAATTAACAATCATAGATCCGTCCTTAGACATAGCATTTACTTCAGCGTTAAGTCGCATAGACGTACCAAGACGAAGACTACCAAACAATCCATCCATCTTACCAGTAATGACTGGAGAAATATTAGGCTTGTATGACTTACCGTTAAGTGCACTAAGGTTACTTTCCATAGAGGATACAGCATCGGATGCTACATCAGACGACGCAGCGATAACTTTATCCTTAAACGCAAGCATACCGTTCGCAAGACCAAGCGAGACATACATACCTTGTTCGTGCATCACCCTTGATGGGGATTTAATTTGTAATCTAGCCTTAGATGCTTCCATTGCCGCTTTTGCAATTGCGTCCGCAGCATTCACGACTTTATTCTGGTTAGCTCGGATACCATTTGCCAGACCATCAGCAAGATACCAACCGGCATCATAGATTTCTTGACCGTGACTATTAAGTTCGCTTACAATGGAACTCATAATACCAGAGACTGCTTCGGTTGCAGCTGTATTATTAGAAGCAATTCCACTAGCAAGCTGTCCAATAATCTCAGATCCAGTGTTGTATACAGATTCGTAAACTTTACTAGATTCGCTAGATACTGTGCTAGATGCTTCGGTCATAGCAGAAGACATAGCAGCACTAATATCGCCGTTCTTAGCAGCGACACCGGCAGAAATGCCATCAGCTATCGCACTACCAATTCCATTTCCGGCATCAGTAAACGATCCACTACCATTTTGAATGCTTTCTGTAACCTGCTGAATCATGGAGTCCATAGCGGCACTAATCTCGCTAGACTTCTCTGTAATAGCAGTAGTCATAGCTGTTAGCTGCTCGCTGAACGCCGTAGAAATAGCGGTCATCTTCTCTGGATCTTCAGCAAGACCATTTACAAGATCGGAAATAGACGAAGCAACGGATGCTCCATCAACTCCGCTCATTGTAGACAATGCCCAAGCGAATTCGCCAGTAGCAGAACTCAATTGTTTAATATTATCTGCTGTAGCTCCGCCAAGTTCATCGAACTGAGCCAAGCCATTAGCAATTAATGTAAGCTGATATTGAATATTGTCGGGAACCTGAAGACCGGACCAAGACCTAATTCCAGCTGCCAAATCTGTAAGTGTAGGACCAAGAGAACTGAGTGTATCAGCACCCCAACCCTTATTCCAGAATTCGCCAACACCTTCGGCAAGCCTTCTAAGATCGCTCTCAATATCCTTTGGAACGACAACGGTTCTGAATTGTTTGACACCTTCACCCAAAACTGTCAGTGCATTGCCAGTGGCCTCAGCAGCGCCAGTCGAGAAGAAATCCGTCAATGCGAAGTTACGAATGCCGTCGGCAATCTTAGCCATACCAGTTGAAATATTGTCTAGTGCATCCTTGTTTAGATCCAGTGCTGTCCACTTCTTAATAGCATCAGGAAGCTCGCTTAATGGTCCTGTAATATTCTCAACAGACATTGAACTAAATATATCAAGAAGACCAAACGAATTAAGTCCCTCTGCCAGTACAGAAAGTCCAACTCCAAGTGTATCTGGAATTTCAACACCGTTCCACTTAGCAATAGACCCAGCAAGGGTACCAATGCTGTCAGCAGAAATGGCAACAGACGCAGCACCAAGCATATCGAAGTTTAAACCATCTAAACCACGACCAAGAGCGCTCAAAGAAGCCTCAAGACTTGGATTCAATTCTACATCCGACCACTTAGCAACACTGTCGGCCAATGCACCAATATTTTCATGAACTTTATTTACTACATCTGCTCCCCAGTCATCAAAAGACAAATATGATAGACCATTGCCAAGTGCTTTGAGTCCATCTTCAAGAGAGCTATTAATCTTAACTTTACTCCATTTTGACACTCCGTCAGCAAGGTCACCAATTACTGGAGCAATCTTTGCTAAAGCGTCAGCACCAAAGCCGCTAAGCGTATTTAGCAGCGATCCAACGGCAATAGCTTCGAGAGACTTTCTAATATTCTCAGCGCCTTGCTCGCCACGCTTACCAACATCTGCAAAATCGGCTAAGGCTCTGCTAATTCCGACCAATGGACCAGAAATAACAGCCAAAGCAGCTCCACTAATTCCAAGCATAGGTGCTACTAAAGCCAAAGGTACAGAAATTGCAGCCAAAGATCCAACGGCGAGAAGCATGTTTCCTACACCAGTTAGCATATCATCTGGAGAAATACTACTGATCTCTTTAAATGCCGCAGACATTGGAATAAGTGTACCACTAAGAATAGTTAGTGTAATTGCACCAAACATTGGTAAAGGAGCCAGTAATCCAATAAACGAAGATATACCAGCAAGCACGCCAATCGTAGAAATGATTGTCTTTATGCCCTTATCGAGATCCTTATCAGCAATCTTTGATAATGTTTGGAATGCGATGGAAATAGGAATAAGACTTAAAGAAATGAAGCTAAGTGCGATAGAACCAAGTAATCCTGCCCCCATTGGTAGCATTCCAAGGAATGTAGTGATTCCCGCAAGGACAACAAGACTTGTACTCAAAGCTCTAAGTGCGTTCTCAACACCATCAGAAGAAATACTCGACAATGTTGTAAACGCTTGAGCTAGTGGAATAAGAGCATTTGTTGTGATTGTCAGAGCAATGCCAGCAAGGATTGCGCCACCAGGATTTAAATATCCCATAGCCGTAACAATTCCACCAAGAATAACCATTGCTCCAGCGAGAACCCCAAGTGCTGGTAGAGCTGAATCAACATTGATCTCAGAGACCTTCTTAATTGCCTCAGCAATAATGAAAAGATCAAGCGACAATGCCGTAATAGCGATTACTGCACCCATGTTTTCAAGGAAACCAGAGTCAAGCTCGGTCATAGCTTTTATGACTAGAACCATCTCAGTAAGCGCGATTGCTAGCATTTTTAGACCGTTTGCACCTGCTTGCCAATCTATCTGCGACAATTTAACGATAGCATTTGCAATAACATCAGACGTGAATGCAAGAATAAGCATCGACAGTGAATTGAATACCGATACTTTTGCAGTTGGCATAGCTCTAAGAGCAAGTACTAATACACCCAATGCGCCAGCGATACCAAGAATTCCTTGTACTAGTTTTGCTGGTTCCATTTCACTAAAGGAAATGACACTATTTTGAAGTACCTTTACCGCCGCAGCCATAGCGAGCAATGCAACCGATGTACCAACACTGATCTTAGTCTCATCAATGATTCGCATTGCAATACCAAGAGCCGTTAGCATTGCTGTTACGCCAATTACGCCCTTTGTTAAGTCTTTCGGATCAAGAGCACTAAATGTCTTTACAGTTTTGGAAATAATATTCATTGCGTGGCTCATAGCAATAAGAGCAAGAGATACCTTAGCGGCATCTAGACCCTTAATCTCAGCCAAGCCCTTCATTACTTTAACCATAACACCCATAAGGATGGCTAAAGTCGTAGCGCTACCCATCATCTTTGATTGATCGAGATCAGATAGGCGCTTAATAGCTTTACTAATCGTGTTAATGGAATGCGTAAACGCTATTACCACCATAGATACAGACAAGCTATTGCCAAGAGTGAATTCATGAGCAAATTTAGACATTACTGACATAACTTTACCAAGAACAGCAAGGATAGCAGTGACAGTAGCAAAGCTTCCCATCAGTTTATCTTGATCAATCTTAGCAAGCATGTCAATCGCTTTAGCAATCATTAATACCGATGTAGAAATGATGATGAGTTGACTAATCTTGATCGTACTAGTCATGTTCTTGACAGACTCAGTCAGACCATTTAACAGATTAGAAATATTACCAATAATATCTCCAGGACCACCACCGGATCCAGAGTCTCCACCTTTGCCTTTGCCGCCGGTACCAACAAATGGCAAATTATCGAAGAATTCTTTAATTGTCTTGGCAACTCCAAGCAAAGACTTAGCCATTACAACGAGACCAGCTGTAGAAATGCCAGACATTACTTCGTCTAGTGAAATATGGTCTTTGATCCAGTCTTTAAGATCGCCGAGTAGCCCAAATATGTTCATTATTGTGCCACGGAAATTAGTAATAAGTCCTGGCAACGCTTTTATGACTGTTACAAATACAGCTGTGATTGCATCGAGAATAGATTCTGGTTTAAACCCAGCAGCATCTTCAATTTTATCTCTGATCTTACCAAATAGGTCTTTAATACCATTAACAAGACTGTCGATTCCGTCTTTAATAGAATTCTTCCAGTCTTTAATCTTCTCAGCAATAACATCAAATGTTAAAGTAGAATATTTGGAATTTAAATCTGTAAAGAAGTCTCCTATTTTGGCTAAAAGCTCAAGAGGAGCTCCAAGATCGATATGGAATAAAGCGGCGAAGGCTTTTGCTACACCAACTATTGTCTTTCGACCCATATCGAGAATTGAGAATAGACCCTTAGCGATTCTTCCGATTCGACTAAGAGTTTCTTCTGTCGGTTTGAGATGTTCGCTTAATTCTCGGAACCTTACAGATAGATTGTATAATGTTTCAGCTGTAATTGGAGGGAATACATCGACCCATGCCTGATGTACTGCCTTAGCAATAGACACAAAGTTATCAAAGAAGTTTGAAATACCATTGATTACTTCGGTTCTGCCACCCATCTCTTTCCAAGTTTTAGCAAGTTCGAGACGAGCTTTTGAGGAAGCATCAATAAATGGATTAATCTTCTCATACACACCAGTCCAAAGCTCTTTTGCTTCGGATAGGTCGCCAATTACAGTTCGCCAAATATCAGCCCATCCAGTACCCAAGGATTCCTTAAGTGTATCGACAAGCTGAGTGAATGATTTAATCTTGGTAGCAGATTCATAAGCCATCTTTGCCATGTTAGCAAATTGCTTAGCCTGTGCTTCAGTGTATCCGCTATCAATAATCTTCTTCATCAGGTTCTGATAGGCTTCTTCACTATCAACAACCTCACCAAGAATATTGGATGCCTCCAAGAAAACATCTTTGGTAAGCCATTGTTTTTCAAGAGAGTCCCTAAAGCTTCCCTTACTCTTGATGGCGTTCGTAGCAGCGTTATTGTTTCGCTTATCTGCAATCTGAACAAGCATGTCTTTAAACTGCGCGTTAGACATGTTTGCATTATCCATCGACATCCAGTCAATCTGACGAAAGAAGCCAGTCGATAATGCCTGAGAAACCTGATACAGACCTCTTGCTGACTGTTCGGCAGTTGCACCAGTCATAGCAGAAAGGTTAGAAAGACCCTGAATAGCCTTTGTTGCCTCTTTAAGATCAACTCCAGCAGCAGTAAAGGTACCAATGTTCCTTGTCATCTCACCGAATTTGTAAATCGTCTTATCGGCGTAAGTATTCAACTCATCCAAAGACGCATTTACATCATCGAGAGAATATCCTTTAGGAGAAACATTTGCGTAGATTGTCTGAAGAGACTGCAACTGGAGTTCGTACTCTCTAAGACCATCGATCAATGGGGTCATAGTAAAAGATGACACCAATTGTTGTCCAGCAAATACTGCTCTGCTTGCAATGCTAGACAAAATATTAAGAGCAACCATTCCGGTTACACTAAAACGATTCTTGATCGAATCCAGAGCACTATTCAAACCATCGAGGTTAATATTCTTAAGAGCTGATGTAACTTTTTCAATGGATTTACTAGAATCTTCCATCTTAAGAGACTGTTTAAGATTCTGAAGAGATAAGGTTGTTTGCCTAACCCCTCGCTCAAATTGTTGGTTATCAAATTGTACACGTACAACTTTATTATCGACAGTTTCGGCCATTAAGCATTAACCTCCATCCATAAATCTCTAGATAATTGATCAAATATCGGTTTCATAGCAGGGTTAACATAATCAATGCCATGTACATAACCACCGGTTCCAGTGCCATGACCGTACTGAATAAGAATCGCTATGTTCTCACCTTTATTAGTATTTGTGTTATACCAATCTATTTGTAAATTTCCTTTACTTCTTGTTACTTTGTAGTTCCAGCTACTTGCAGTTTTGCCAGAACGAGAGGGGGTTGCAGCAGATAAGGCTTCTACTCCAATCTGACCGTACTTATTAAGAATTGCTTCTATGTTTGCTCTTTTAGAAAAAGATAAAAGCTTCTCTAGATTCTTAAAATCTCCAGATTCTTTAAAACTTATCATACTTCACCCCCATTTTGAATTAATCGATACTCTTGATTCCTGTGACGGTTCCGTTCTCATCAATGTTGACCGAGAGAACATGATTCTTAATCATTCGACCGTTGTGATCAAATGCTGAGATCTTGTTTGTCTCCGGATTGATGTACAGTGTATCAGTAACCATAGGACCAGACTCACTGAACAGATACATATCGCCATCTACTTCATGAATTCCGGTTTGCATAGCTCCTGACTCGGAGAATAGATACTGCTTTCCATCAATAGTCTGATGTCCGGTAAGCATCTTACCTTCACCATCGAGATAGTACCAAGTGTTATCCTTGAAATACCATTTGGATACCTGAATAATACCCCATTTGTCATCGGTCACATACCAGCTGCCATCGTACTTAATCCAGCCAAACTGTAGAACACCAGTCGGATCAAAGAAATACTTAGCTCCATTGATGGATTGCATTCCGCTTACCATCTTACCGATTGTGTCATCAGACTCGGAAAGATAGTAGCACTTTCCGTTAATCCAATGCCAACCAGTCTCCATATATCCTTGACCGTTGAACCAATACCAAGCATCAGTGACCCACATCCACTCGTTCGCAGGATATGAACCATCACTACGCTGATACCACCAACCGTTTGGACTGTGAACCCACTTTGGCTCTCCAACATATGTTGAAGTAATTTGGTTCTTAAGTGCAGCCCAAGCTGACTCATCAACATACTGTGCCGGACAATGCTTGCCAGTTACATCGTAGTGACGAATAACTCGATCAGCAGTAATTCCGTATCGATACATAAGATCAGTTACAATTGCTCGAAGAGATGCAATCTGAGCAGCTGTAAAAGGAGCAGAGCCATCGGAGACACACTCAATAGAGATTGACCTCTGATTGCGATCGTAGTTACCAACAGCCCAAGCAGTGTCTCGCTCAGACACACTCTGAGAAATGGTGCCATCTGTATCAACAAAATAATGCGCTGAAGCATTGCGGTTTGGACCAGAAAAATAAACAAGATTGTTATGACCAGAAGCATTAGTGCCGGTGTAGTGAACGGCAATATAGCTTACGCTTTTTCCACCTCGACCCCAATCCATGTTAGAGCCATGACATTGGATGAATTCTGAAACTGTAAAACCCATTACTTATCTCCTAAATCTTTAGGACCGTCTTCCTCGGGTTTGTAATCGTCTGGAGCGCCCTCGTGATTATCTTCAATATTACTAATAGCAACATCAAACTTAGTTGTATCATCCATTAGTGTGCATCTCCCTTCGACGCCTTTCGTTTAATTCTCGATTTTGTCGCATTATTTCGTCAGGTGACATCTCTTTCTTAGTGTTGTCTTCTTCCATACAAACTCTAATTAATGTCATAAGCCGATTAAAATGCCACTTTTCACACTCAAAAGGAATACTAGCTTTAGCCATCCAATAATATACCAACTCCGATGTAACAAACTTTGTTTGTCCAGATGTTGATCCAGACGAAAATGTTGTAGCGGTCATTGGATCGTCAATATAATTATTTATGGCCTCAAGATCTTCTTTTGTTATTCCTTCTAGATCTGCTGGAGTAATCCTTTTACCAACAGACATACAAATGATGTAATCTAATATCTCATCTTCAGTTTTTTCGGAAGTTAAGAACGGTTTATGCCACTTCGACTCCCATTTTGAAATAGAGATGAGAGAGTGCTCCAGTGATAATACTATCTCTTTTTTAAACGAGAACTCGGCTCTTTCTTCGTCGTACAATTCGACTTCTGGAATAGTTATTTGAAGCACTCTCTAACATCCCTCCTTACTTAGACACAGGATTAAGCTTCTGATCCTTAAGTACGCTAGCGCATACGCTATTGACGAACTCGGCCGCCGCGTCTGCATCAGAAACTAACTCCATAACAAGCTCCGAGTATGCCTCTGTCTGAGAGAACTCGATTGCTTTTTCTTCAGACTTGATGAACCTACGGCCGTCCTGAGACTTCTCACCGTAAGCCTTAAGAATAAGATCCTTGAAGAGCTTGAACAGCTTAGTGTTGTCCTTCTCTTTCTGGATACGCTCGATATACTGCTCCATTCCGCCGATCTCAGAGTTATCAAACTCCAAAATCTCAGCTTTTGTGAAATTGAAATAGTAATCGTCCTTGATCTTATTACCATCAAAGTCAGTGCACTCAATAGTCTTCTTGTACATGAGTTAACTCCTTATCAATTTAATAGCTTATCTTAACCGTGAATTGGCGTACCTGGTGTACCGCCGACAAGAGTAACAATCTCGTCAGGAAGTGGAAGAATAGGATCTGCGGTCTCAGTACCATAGAGCTTATCCTCGATCTTCTTGAGATTCTCTTTGCTGACCTTACGAGAATCGATAGTCAGAGTTGAGGTTGGCTTAATGCCCTTAACGTTAACTGGTGTGGTCTCAACACTCCAAGAGAAAGTAATTGCTGATGGAGAGTTGTTAACAGTCTCGTAGTTACGAGAAGATGGAGCAGCAGTAGCACCATAAACGAGGTGAATGTAGTAACCATCGTCGGAAGTTGTACCAGTATCGTTACCAATATTAGTACGATAAGAGAAGCCAAATGCCTTACGAGTCTGCTGACCAGCCTTGATGCCCTTTGCTACCTCAACGGAGCCGTCGCACTCGCCAAACTCATCAGGATAAGTATAAGCCTCAATTGTTGCCTTGAAAGACTCAGCAGAACGAAGAGAAGCATACTTAATATTGTCTGCATAAAGGTTATTTGCAGCAGCACCCTCGGGAGCCTCGGTAACCTTAGTCAGACCGTTCCAAGCAACACCCTTAGGATAATTGCCGGTATCACCCTGAACATAGAGAACACCGCGATCGCAGCCATTCTCAAACCAACGAGAACCAGTCTCGTCCCAATTAATTTGTTTACCCATCTATAATGTCCAATCTAATTGTAAATAGTAAATACGTCATGATTCAGACCATCGGCAACATAGTGACGATCATAAGTAGCATACTTAAAATCTAAAAGTCTGTCGATTACTGGATGTAATGGCGACTTGCTAATCACTTTAACCGAATATCTGAAATTACGTCTGTATGGCTCATTATCGGCATTCCTATTTTCAATACCGCTAGGCTCATAAACCATACATGGATACTCTAGTTTTATGTTTGATGGCGGTTGAAAGTAGGTCTTTCCTGTTAGAAATGTCTCATCCCAGACAAATTCCAATTTTTTATGGAAGTCGAGTCTATTGTCCGTAAGAGTTTGCATTATACCTACCTCCAATCGACAAAATAATCCTTGGAGTTGCCACTTCGACAGAAGTAATCTTCCATTTGCAACCAGCATACTCGACATAACGAATGTTCATGAAATTATCGTTAATAAATGCATCGGCAATAATGCTGATTTGATTTTGAAGAGTAATATTATCTACAGGAGCGCCGCCATCGGATCGTCTATAGATCTTTTGAAGGTCGCCCCTGTAGCGTATTTCAGAAATTACTTCTTCATAAATTCCTGGTTGAGTTTCTTCTGTTGTTGCGAAACCAATATTGCCATAAAACTTTCCCATTTTGAATTTCTCCTATCTTCTATAGATAAGAGAACTCATCCATAGAAATACTAAGCCTCGAGTGTCATCTCAACAGAGATAGCAGAGTATGGCTTAACAAGAGCACCAGAGCAACGAGTCTCAATGAGGTACTTCTGAGCATTGTAGTCAATGTCGAAGTCGTCAAACAGAGTTACAGCGCCACCGTTGTCAGCACCAACATTGTAGTCCTTGAGGTTTACAATGATACCCTGAAGCTGATAGCGCTTAGAATCGGAACCGACACGAGTCTTGTTCTCAAGAACAGGAACGGTAACGATCTTAGAAACGCGCAGCTTCTGAGCAAGCTTCTCAGGAGACTCGTAAATGTCACGACCAGTAGAATCGGTAATAAGAAGCATACCAGTGAGAACATCCTCGGTAGTATAGAATACTGGGTTACCAGAACCGCGATAATTCTTACGAGCCTTGATGATTGCCTTGATCATCTTGCCGTATACCTTGTTCTCGTCATCCTTCTCAGCAGACTTGACTGCTACAGCAACGTTAGTAGTGTAGAGATTCTGGTCCTGCCAAATTGGGCGGATGTGATCGTGAGAGATGTGATCGTCATCGGTTGAAGTACGACCGTCACCGCAAAGAATAGCGCCAGCAAGCTCCTCGTCGAGCATCATGCGCATTTCCTTCTTGAGCCAAGCAACGACATCGAAAGAAGTAATGTCGACCATGTTGTCACGGTCCATCTTCTGCTTCTTATAGATGGTCTGTGGATCAGTGGTACGCTTCAGAAGCTTGAATACCTCTTCCTTCTTCTCCTTACCAGTGATGTAACCCTTAGCCCTTGCCTCATCCTCGGTGATGTTTGCAAAGATAGACTTAACACGGGAGAAAGGAGTACGAGAAACGCCGTTCATAACGTCCTCGACCCAGTCCATCTTGCGGGAAATAAACTCTGGCTCTGCACCAATGGTCTTAGCATCTGGGAACAGGAAACCAACATCAGTGATGCTGTGCTGAAGAGCGTCGCCAAGAGTGATGTCCTCCATGCCGTGCTGGAGTGCGGACTCCTTTAGGGAGCCATAACGCTTTGCGTCGCGCAGTACCTCTTCCATATCCTCAGCAGAGTGTGCGAGGTAATCACCCTCAGCATCGAACAAATTGTGCTTCATATCTTCATCCTCTACATCTTCCTCGCCTGTAGCCTCACCCTGCTGTGCTGCCATACCTACGAGATAATACAATACATCCTTCTGCTCATCGGTCATCTCATCGATAACGTCCTGAATGGTCTTGTCGCCCTGTACTGGAGCCTGACCCTGTGGAGCCTGTGCCTGTGGAGCCTGTGCCTGTGCATTCTGTGGATCCATGTTTTGTGTCCTTTCGTCAACACTTCCATTTTGATTATCTTCAACTACTTCAGGATCAGTCTCATCTGTATCTTCATCCTTTTTGGTAGCTGCATGATACAATTCGATATCAGTATCTGTATAGATTACCGCTTCTTCTGAACCGTCATCGCTGTGAGCAATAACAGTATCGATCATTGCGCCGGGATTTGCCCCAGCAAGAACCAAGCTAACTTCTCTAATAACTCCATGCATTACATTAGAGCCATTCTGCTTTAGCTTGTTCGCATAAATTGATAGTTGCTTGATGTCACCATTCTGGACAGCTTCTTTTGCCATTTTACCGGACTCAGTGTTGTTAAATACTGCATAAGTATAAACACCCTCTGG